CCCAACAGCTTGATGGCGTGCCGGTTTTATCTAATGGCTTAATCGAAAATTGCGTGTTCTTTCTTCCTGATGCCGACACTCCAGCTATCGCCGAAATCAATCCTTGGATTGCTACAGCAGATGGGATTATGGGTACAGATGGCGTATTTCAACGTATCAAAATCAAGGGCTGCGAAGTGTACAGCAACAATCAAAACGGGATCCGATTCGGGCCTATGGTCAATTGCGAAATTGACGAAAACTGCAAAACACTGAGCGCAAGGGGTAAAGCATGGAGCCGGTAATTATGGTGTCCGATAGTAAAGGCACGGGCGTTAAAAGTCGGGGCAACCGCATCAAAGGGCAGGCTGCACGGGTCATTATCGAGGATGTGGAAGAGCATCCGCAGGCCGATAGCTCTGATAGCTCGCTACGTGATCAAATTATTTTTAGTGTGTTGGGTATCGAGGGTGGGTGGTCTGATGATGCTCGCGATTCGGGCGGTCGCACCAACTACGGGATAACTGATGCTGTGGCGCGGTCACATGGTTTTGACGTGCGCAGGATGACTAAAGAGCAGGCGATTAGTATTTATGTCTCTGACTATTGGGAGCCGCTTTACTTAGATGTGCTTGCTGAGATTTGCCCGCTGGTCGCTGAGCGCCTGTTTGATATTGGCGTCAATATGGGGACGGGTCGGGCTGCTGAATGGTTGCAGCGCATCCTTAACGCGCTAAATCAAAACGGTAAGTTGTGGGCTGATGTGGCTATTGATGGCGCTATCGGTGACGAAACGCTGGGCGCTTTTGATGCGTATGTCAGCGCACGCGGTACAAATGGTTGCGCTGTGTTGGCGGATTATCTGCGCGCCATGCAAGGTCATTTTTACATTGATCTAGCCGAGCGCCGTCCAAAAGACGAGGCGTTTGTCTACGGATGGGGTAAGCGGTTGCCGGATCGACAGCAGGCCGAAATGGGGGTAGATAGCCCAGTGCAACGGTCGGTAGTTGATAAATCCGAATATCGAGCCGCTGAATTACCAACAGAGCCGGAGACTGAAAAGGCCAAGCGCTTTAAGAATCCGCTAGATTGGCTGGTAGGTTGGAAAACTCACATCATTGCATTAATTGCTGCAGGCTTATCGGTTGCTGAGTTGTCGGGTTATACCGTGCCTGAGCAAGTTTATGTATTGCTTGGGGCGCTAGGCTTGTCCACGGCTTACCGAGGCGTTACCCGCAACAAACCCCGCCCAGCCATTACCGCAGGAGCTAACGAAAAATGAGTCTTTTTGCACTACTCGACGAGATGCGCAAGCAGGATTTAAGCACGATTGCCGCGCATTATGAGGCGCTAATCAAAGCCGAAAACGAATCCAGTGAACAGCGTATTGAACGACTGCGGGAATTAGTCTCAGTCGAAAAGGCCGAATCCAAGACGCGAATTGATGCGCTGCATTTGAGCCGGGAAAGTACGCTCGCACAGATTGCGCAGCGCTATGAGTTGCCGGAGCCTAAGCAGGATGCAGCGGTTGGCATTGGTGATATGGATGGCGTGATTGTGACAGGGAGTGCTCACAATGCTAGTGGCGGCTAAGAAGAAAGAGAATAAGCATGACATCAGACCTAATCTGGTACGCAGTCGGGGCACTAATTGGCGCGGGGATCGTGGGTATTTCCAAGGCTCTGCTATCAAAGGAGGCGCTTACGTATCGTCTAGTGATTGGGCGTTTCATCGCACACACAGGCTGGGGCGCTGGGGCGTTTACTATATTGCTCTACGACGAATCATTGCCGCCCATCGGCATTACCGCGCTAGCGATTCTCATGGCATCGCTGGGAGCATCTGGCCTCGAAATGATGTTAAAAATCTGGCGCGGCACGAAATGAAACAGTTTTTAATTGAGCAAATCCCCGTCCTGTTTTTCATCGCCGATTTTTTCCTGATGATGGCGCTGGGTGGGTAAATGAGTAAAAAAAATCCTGCCGATAAAATAGAGTTTATGAGCATTAAAGACTTAGTGCCTTATGCTCGTAATAGTCGCACTCATAGCAACGCGCAAATTGATCAAATCGCCGAAAGCATCAAAGAGTGGGGATTTACTACTGCCGTGCTAGTTGATTCGGATGGCGGAATTATTGCGGGCCATGGTCGCGTGTTGGCGGCGCGGCGAATTGGCATGGAGTCCGTCCCTGTTATGATTGCCGACGGATGGACGGATGCACAAAAGCGAGCGTATGTGATTGCCGACAATAAACTTGCGCTTAATGCGGGCTGGGATGAGGAGCTACTGGCGCTTGAGCTTGAGGAGTTGCGGGGGCTGGATTTCGATTTGGAGTTGATCGGATTCGACGAAAGCGAGCTTGATAAAATCCTAAAGGCCGCCGAGGAGCTAAAAGAAAAAGAAATCGAGATACGCCCCATAAAAACAACGTGGGTTTTAGTCAAAATATACAACGACGAGATTCCGGCGAATATATCAACCTCCATAGCCGACATCGTAAAAGCCGGGGCCGAGGTGTTTTATGGCGGCAACTAAAAAAACAGATAATCATTTTACTGCTGATAAAATCGCTCTTCGTATCGGGATGTTACCAGACAAAGAGGTCGTTAGGGTGCTTGATGTTTTTGGCGGGCGCGGCGTGATATGGCGCGGCATAAAGCGAAAAACGGGGCGAGATATAAGAGTCACTAGTATTGACAAGCGCGATGATATTTCAACCATGCATTTGCACGGCGATAATGCAAAAGTCATCAAAGGCTTAGATTTGTCCAGGTTTGACGTGATCGATCTTGACGCATACGGAATACCGGCAGATCAACTAAAAACTGTTTTTGATAGCAAGTTCGTGGGTCCGGTTTTTGTAACCGCCATACAAACAATGAATGGCGGTATGCCAAAATTAATACTTGATTCCATTGGACTGCCCAAGGAAACGCCCACGTCACTGTCGGCCAAATATGGCTTTCAGCATTTATTAACATGGATCGGCATGCACGGGGTTAAAAAAATACGGTGCCGATCATGGCACCGTAAGCACTACTTTGGGTTTGTCATCAATGATGCTGCTTGACGCGCAGCGGGTTGTGATAGCCTGTCGGCAGGTATTTCTGCAAATCTTTCTTGATGTAGTGCGCTACGCCGAGTTCGGCGCACAGGACAATCATGCGGTGGGTGTATTCCTCCCAATCCGTTGTTTTTGTCATCGGGAGATAGTTAACTCTGCCGATTTTATACAAATCCACAAAATCGTGGGTGGCGCGGATGATACCCTCACTGGCTTCAACATCCAGAGTCGGTTCCATCGAAACCCACGTAAATATCCCTTTATCGTGAAACTCTCTCAAGGCGCTAAGTCGGTCATCCGGCAAAGCCGCGCCGCTTTCCCACTTTTTGGAAAAGGTGGGGTCAAGCGTGGTCAATGTGGACGCGAAGGCATCCCGATTTGGGCGAAACAGATCAAGATCACGCAAGGCGCGAGTACCGCCCTTTGTGAGTACGCAGACCCCAAGGCCTGCGTCTTGAATTACTTTAATGACATCACGAGTAAGGGAGTTGTCACCCGGATGGTAGACATCCGTCGTAAAGGACAGCATTACCTGCTCGGTAATGCCAAGAAGCCGATACTTGTCAGCATCTTTCTGCAGCAGGCTAAGAAAGTTATTTCTTTCTTTAGCTCCCGAATTAAACTCGCCCCGGTCAATCTTTATGGCCTGCGGCACGTAGCAATAGGCGCATTTGTGACCGCAACCCCTGTAGGGGTTGCAGGACAGTGGGGCGTACTCAAGCGCCTGCCCTCTAGGGGCATAAATGATGCTGCACCCCTTAACGGAGATTCCATCCTCATTAAGGGCAGGCATGCGATGGGTTTTAATGCTTGGGATTGATTTTGGGATTGATTTCATGATTTCCTCGGTTGGTTGATGTTTAAGAGTTAATTTTATCAACTAAATCAATAACCTACAAAGCTTTGAACTATGAAATTATTTAATGCTTAGAGTTAAAAAATGGCACTAACCGTAAAACAAGAGAATTTTGTACAAGTCTGGATCGCTACTGGCAACAAGTCCGAGGCGTATCGACAGTCGTATGACTGCGGCGGCATGTCAGACAAGCAAATCAACGAGGAAGCATCAAAGCTATCGACGAACCCAAAGGTATCCCAAAGATTCAACGATCTGCAAAAAGCCGCTCAAAAACGCAACAACACCACCGTGGATACATTGGATGCGATGTTTAAGGAGGCGTGGCGAATCGGGAAGCAAAATGGCAATCCATCGGCAATGGTGTCGGCGGCCAGTGGTCTGGCGAAGCT